CAAGTTGGCATGAGCTTAAAATGCTTGTCCGGTGAGGACAAAGGTTTGGAAGTTCGTTACTCAACTACTTCGGTAGGTGGTAAGCGTTCCGTACAAACTCTTGCAGTTGCAATTGCTACGCAAGTTGATGCCGATCAAGGTAAGCCCGTTCCAGTCATTAACCTGAAGAAAGAATTTTACCAGCACAAAGCGTACGGTAAGATTTACACTCCAGTGTTTGATGTAGTTGAATGGGTTGGCTTAGATGGTGAAGCTAAGGATGAAGATGGTGTACCAGCGGAGACTGGTAGACGTAGGCGCTCAGTCTAGTTAAGGAGAAGCCCCGAAAGGGGCTTTTTTAGCCATGCTATTTATCGATTTTGAAACAAAGAGCGCCTGTGACTTGAAGAAGCATGGGGTTTATAATTATTGCCAAGACAGAAGCACTGAAGTGCTGTGCATGTCTTATGCATTTGATGATGATGTCCAGACTTGGACACCGGGTCAACCATTCCCTGAGGCTGTCAGAAATTACAAAGGTGAGATAAGGGCGCATAACGCTACCTTTGAGCGCCTAATCTTCTGGTATGTACTCGGTATCAACTTCAAACTGGAACAATTCTACTGCACGGCTACCCAAGCTAGGGCTAATTGTCTGCCTGGTAGTCTGGAAGATATTGGCAGGGCTATGTCTGCTAAGATGAAGAAAGACCATCGCGGTAAGCAGCTAATCCGTCAGTGTTGCGTTCCTCCTTATAATACTGCGTTGCTTCCTGAGCTGATTCATTATTGTGAGCAAGACGTACGGGCTATGCGTGAAGTTAGTCTGGCACTTCGTCAATTATCTGATGATGAACTGCTGGATTACCATGTGAATGAACGCATTAATGATAAAGGATTATTAGTTGATGTGCCGTTGTGTCATGCTGCTATCGGTTACGCTACGACTGAGCTTGATGATATTCAAGCTTTAGTCAAAGACATTACAGGCATCGCTTCCGCCCGTTCGCCTAAATTAAAAGAATGGGTAGCAGAACGAATTGATCCTGAACTGATGATGGTAGACGAGAAGTTATCCTTAAACAAAGCTACTCGGACGGCATTACTGCAAATGGATTTACCCAACGAAGTGTTGGACGTTGTCCAATGTATCGATGACATTAGCGCATCATCGGTGGCTAAGTTCAAGCGTATGGGTGAGCTGGCTGATATTGAAGATGGTCGCGTTCGTGGTGCGTTTGTTTTTAATGGCGGTTCTGCTACTGGCCGTGCTTGCGTTGCTTCAGATACTTTAGTAATGACCGATTGCGGTGAAGTTCCTATTTCTTCTTTAAATGTAGGGGGGAATGTTTTGACTCATATGGGAAGGTTGTGTACAATATCCCATGTAATCTATAAAGGTCTTGAGGACATGTATCGTGTTCAAATAGGTAATTCTTGGATAGATTGCACAAAGAATCATATGATTTTAACTTCTTTAGGATGGACAAATGTCAATCAGCTTATCAGCCTTAAACAATCCAGAAATTCGTGCCGAAGTAACACGGCTTTTTACATCCCCACCTTATCCAACTATGGCGCAAGTAGGCGTTCTTACAAAGCAAACTCACGCTACTGTGGGAAGAATAGTTCGCGAAACAGTTTCACCAGAAACATTAAAGATATTAAAGGTAGCAAATTATTCGAAATCGAAAATGAGAGAGAAGAACCCTATGTTTGGGGTGCGAACACAAGTAGAAGTTATTTTACGCAACGGCTATCACTATCTATGGCAAGGAGAAGACAAGCAATATGTACAACAACATCGGTTAATATTGATGGATGCTTTAAAGTTAAAAGAATGGCCCGAAAATTGGGAAGTTCATCATATAGATGGAATAAAAACAAACAATTCATTAGACAATCTAGCAATAGTAACAAAGATTGGGCATCAGCTACTCCATTCTCAGAAGTTAAAGAAATTATTTGCTTGGGAAAAAAGGGAGTTTGGGACATCACAGTTGAAGGAGATGGTAGCTATGTTGCCCAAGGTTTAATCCATCACAATTCTTCGTACGGAGTCCAGCTTCAGAACATGGCTAGAATCTGCGCTAAAGACCCTGAAGCAGTACGATCAGCTATGATGGCAGGTGATGACCTTAGTCCGTTTGGTACGCGCGTCACAAACGTTTTAAAAGGCATGATTAGACCTGCTATTATCCCTGCTAAAGGTAATGTTCTGATCGTAGCTGACTGGGCTGGTATTGAAGCAAGATGCAATCCGTGGTTAGCTAAACAACCTTCATCGGAAGCCAAGCTGGACATCTTCCGATCCGGTGGTGATGTGTATGTCGAGAACGCTAAGTCTACCTTTAATGTCAAAGAAGTCACAAAAGAGCAGCGCTTTATTGGCAAAGTTCAGGAGTTGGCTTTAGGCTATTCGGGTGGTGCTGGTGCGTTTGCGTCAATGGCTAGAATCTATGGGCTTAACATGCCCGAACACCAGATCAAACGCATGATTAACGGTTGGCGTGTGGCTAATCCCTGGTGTATTCCGTATGGTCAAGACCTTGAACGCGCTTACATGAGCGCAATGCGTCATAAGGGGCATGAGTTTTCTGCTGGACGGGTAACGTATTTGTTTGACGGTGAGCATCTGTGGTATATTCTTCCGTCTAGGAGAGTGTTGAATTACCCATTTGCTCGGATTGAAGATGGCGCTGTCACTTACCTTAAGGCCGCGTTCAAGCCTGCTTCTGACGCTGTTGAATGGCCTCGCGCTAGATTGTGGCAAGGTATCGCGCAAGAAAACTGCGCTCAAGCAACTGCAAATGATTTATTAAGATACTCACTCCGGCAACTGGATGGCGTTATAGCGCACATCCATGATGAAATCGTTGTCGAGTGTAGAGAAGCTGAAGCTGAAAACATAACAAAAAGAATGACATCCAGCATGTGTAGTGCGCCAGTTTGGGCTGACGGGCTACCACTGGATGTCGAAATAGCAACAATGTATCGATATGGAAAATAAGATGAACTTTATTGACTACCTAATTAGTATAGCTCCTTCTGAAGAAACAGTATTATTTGTAAAACAAATTCCTAAACCTGACCTTTTTCACAAAGATGGCGCTCAACAATGCGCTTGGCCAGCCTACCTTCCGTCTAAGTATGATGGTAAGGGTGCTTGGTATTGTAACACCGCCAGCTTCATCATCAAACGCTTTAAAGACGGCAAGCCGAGTGCTTCCGCGGCTAACTGTGAAGTAGTCGCTTTTTTAGTGCTGGATGACGTTGGCACGAAATCAAAAACACCTGATCTAGCACCTACTTGGATCATGGAAACATCACCAGACAACTATCAATACGGGTATACGTTTACTCTTGAAGATCAACCAACGAAAGGAAATTTTAGTGCAGCTATTAAAGCGATTGCTGATGCAGGTTATACTGATGGTGGCGCTATTAATGCCGTTCGTAATTTTCGCCTTCCTAATAGTGTCAATCTTAAGCCTGATAAAGGTGATTTTAAGTCTAGGTTAGTGTCGTTCAGTCCTGACTTGGAGTTCAGCTTACCGCAAATCTGCGAAGCGCTTGGTGTTTATCCTGCTGAGGCAGACACAGCCAGCGTGAAGCGTATCGATTTGATTGATGATGGCAAAGATGACGTGCTGACTTGGCTTGTTGGGCGTGGCGACGTGATCGAAGGTGCTAATGGTGAAGGCTGGGTTGGTGTAACGTGCATCAACGCTTCCGCTCACTCGGATGGTAATCCTATGGCGCGATATCATCCTTTGAACCGTTCGTACATGTGCTTCCATGAGTCGTGCCAGCACTTAGACAGTAAAGGCTTCCTTGAGTGGGTGCAGGCAGAAGGAGGGCCTAAGCATCATCATGGTTTGCGTGATGAATTGCTTGCGTCCGTTATGAATGACACGTTAGCTAAACTTGAACCTTCGGACATGTTTACCCATGACGCTGACGATATAGTCGCAGCAGTCGAGCGCAAAGAGCTTGGACGTATTGAAAAGCAGGAATGGTATAACCGTTTTGCATATGTCATTCAGGATGAAACGTATTTTGATCTTGAGTCTAGGCGTGAAATTAGCCGATCATCTTTTAATGCTTTATATAAGCATGTTGATTGCAAGTCGATTCATAATGGCCGCAAGATAGAAGCGTCAAGTTGCTATGACGAGAATAGACAGGCTATGGGCGCTAAAACACTTGTCGGCATAACCTATGCAGCTGGTGAAAGCGTTATAACCACTCTTGACGGCGACCTGTACGGCAATCGTTGGCGAGATGCTAGGCCTAGTGTTAGTGCAGGTAGTGTAACGGCATGGCTGAACCATTGTAAGTATCTTGTGCCTAACGTGGGTGAATTAGAGCATATCTTCAACGTGATGGCGTATAAAGTGCAACACCCAGAAGTCAAGATCAATCATGCGATCTTACATGGCGGCGATCAAGGTGCGGGTAAAGATACCATGTATGCTCCTTTTATATGGGCAGTCTGTGGCGCGCACCTTAAAAATCGTGGCCTAGTGGATAGCTCAAACATTACAAGCGCGTTTGGCTATGCTTTAGAGTCTGAGATACTTATACTTAACGAGCTGAAAGAGGTTGATGCTAAAGAGCGCCGCGCGTTGGCTAACAAACTAAAACCGATCATAGCAGCGCCTCCTGAGACTTTGACGATTAATCGTAAAGGCTTGCACCCATACGATATGCTTAACCGTGTGTTCGTGTTGGCGTTTAGTAACGATCCAGTGCCAATTCAACTTGAGAGCCAAGATAGACGTTGGTTTTGCGTGTGGTCGCATGCGCCCCGTATGGATTACGCTGAAGCCCAGGCTATGTGGACATGGTTCAAGACTGGTGGTGGTTATGAAGCAATAGCTAGCTGGTTGTATAGTCGGGACGTGTCGAAGTTCAACCCCAGCGCCGCCCCTATGATGACTGAATTCAAACTAAACCTTGTTGAGCAAGGTATGTCGAGCGCTGAGTCGTATCTTGTTGACCTAATGCGACTTCGTGTTGGCGAGTTTGCTAATGGCGTGGTAGCATCGCCATTCCATGCAGTTTGTGAACGCTTGTCTAGTATGAGCGGAACTAAGATACCCCAGCCAGCTTTTCTGCATGCTTTAAAAGAAGCGGGTTGGATAGATAAGGGGCGATTATCATCGAGAGATTACACCACGGCCAAGCATATATTTTGCGCCCCTGAGATGATTGAGTTTAGCAAATCTGAACTTCGTAGAATGGTAGAACCTGAACCTATTACAAAGTTAAGCGTTGTCAAATGACTATGACGGGTTGATCCGGTATGACGGGTTGATCCGGTATGACGGGTTGATCCGGTATGACGGGTTTATATATTAGACTAGCAGGAGCAGGAGCAGGAGTAGGAGCAGGAGCAGGAGCAGGAGCAGGAGCAGGAGCAGGAGCAGGAGCAGGAGCAGGAGCAGGAGCAGGAGCAGGTTTAAGACCTGATAACTTAAAAGTAATAGTATCACCTAGCTAATAGTTAAAAGGCCTTTAAACAGTGAATTTATAAAGTAGTAGACAATAAAAAGGGCCGGTTAAGGCCCTTTTCTTTACTCAGATAATGCTATTACTACCAGTTCAATGATTATTAAACCTATGATGGCCGTTATCACGGTAATAGTACTCTATCAGTTTGCAGTTCAATTAATTCATAGATACGTGGCCCGCCTTTAGCATCATCAACTAGTATAAAATCACCTGATCTTGTCTTGTGTATTTGATAACTTTTAGCAGGTAGATTAATAAAGGCCAATACAATCAGGGCCGATAGGATTAAAGCAGTTATTATGTTTATTAGTTTCATGATATAAATTCCACTTTAAATTGATGTTTTTTAGCAAATGATTTTGCGGTATCTAAATAATCAAATAACATTGATGTTAAATAAGCGCCAACAATGGGGCAATTTTGCCAGTAATAGACTTTGTACATTTTTTTCACCTTAGATTAAAAGGCCGGCAATATACCGGCCTAGAATTAATTACGCGCGTTTCATTGGCATGATTACAAAAATACAATTATCAAAATCAAAAAAACCGCACTGAGTAGATGACTCTATAGGTAGCGTATATAAAGAATGGCCTATTTTAGAATTAGAATAACTTGATAAGGCCTTATCAGCTAGGGCGATATATTGCCAGTCGAATTGATGGCTAATATGGGGTGATGGACCGCCTAATTTAAAATCATTTATGTTATTGATGATTTTATCGAAAGATGGATATTTTGCATCTACCGGCGTAAATAAACACTGAACACCTGCCCCAGTTAAAACATGAAAAGTTAAGCCGTCACAATCTGTAGTCTTTATAAAACATGTTTGATCTTCTGATTTTGTGCCTACTTTTTTAATAAAGTCTTTTACCGTTTCAAGTGGTATTAATACATAGTCTAATTGATAGTCTAATTGATCCGGGATAGCGTTAAAACTATCACCGGCCTTTATATGACATAATAAATGGCCGTTACTGGCTGCAATGTGATCAGCCGCAACTTTTACAGTGTTAAGATAATATCTTACGTCGGTTTTTTTAGGTGTTGCTGCTAATGCTAGTCTTAAATCTTTAATTTTCATTTTAATTTACCTTTAGTGTATTAAAAGGCCCGTGTTAAGCGGGCCTTGAGTGATTAAAAGTCTTGTAATATTATTCCAGTTTCAAATTTAATAACTTGTGTTCTATCTTGCAAGTATTCCAGCATATCCAATTCTGTTAAATCGTCATCTTCTGGCTGGTAATTTTCATATGCGTTTTTTATATCAGTGTATTCTGTGAACTCGCAGCGTAGCGCGACTGGATCAAACTCTAATTCAATTCCGCAATCAGCCTCGTAGTCTTCAATAAAGCTGAATAACGCAATACGGCCCATATAGCTAAAATTATCTTTTAGCGCGTCGCAATGTATAAAGTCAGATAGTTGAATTGTAGTTTTCATTTTAATTTACCTTTAGTGAGTGAGTGAATTACATTAAATAGTTTATTAAATTTTCTACTAGCGCAACAAATAGCACTAGCAGGCCAACGGTTATTATTTGATTCATAGTTTTAATAAAAATAAAGGCGAAAAAGATATTATTGCAAGTATTAAAAGCATACTGTTAATAACAACCATTTGCGGCAATGACAAAATAATCATCGTTAAAATTAAAGATATTATTAAGATCGAGGATATTAAAATTAATGTTTTCATAGTTTTTTCTCTTTTTGGTTGATGTTGACTCTAATATACGCCTTTTTATACTAATGCAAAGGTTTTCTTTACACTAATTAAAATGTTAGCTTTGTTAATTGATTGTTAGCTATAAAAACCTGATTGATTGCATACGCCTAAACCTAGCAAGGGCGTGGCTTAAGACTATTTGTTAGTAATGTTAGCTATAATAAAATATAAATAGATAATTAAAACACAGTGTATATAGTGTAAAGAAATAATGTCCCGCCGCCTAGCGACCTGAGAACGATGCAAACATTGCTGACAATCGCTACACCCCGCGTATAATAAGGAATTGATGTTAGCTATAAATAGCTAACATTTTTAGATTAATCCCATTCAGGACAAATAAAAGGTGTAATCACACCGATGATCGTCGATTTAGCAGTCAACTTTAAATTATCAGAATATACTGTTAAAAGTATCGTTGAGCTTTTACGCTCTAAACGTATTCTTGCGCCTATATGATGCTTAAGTCTGTTATATATCGCGTGGTATTGTTTAGCTTTAAGTCCTAATGCTTTAAGGTCAAAGGCCAGATGTTCGCAGCTAGCGTATCTCAGGTCGAGTAATGTTTGCATTGTTAGCGCCTATTTATAATTGATGAGGTTATCAGTATATAGCAGACTCGAAGCTATGCAACTTAAAAGACTAGCTAACATTGCTAACAATGCTAACACTGGTCAGTCAGTCAACCTGGTCAGTCAGTCAGTCAGTCAGTCAGTCAGTCAGCCAGTCAGCCAGTCAGCCAGTCAGTCAGTCAGTCAGCGGCTTGTTCCATGCTGTAAGTTATTGATTGTTAAGGGGTGGGGTAGGGGTGGGGGGGGTGTAAACGATGCCGATAAGCGCAGTGGGGGGTTACCTGCGTGAGCGGTGGCGGGGCTATACATGTAAATCTTTTGCATTTTTAGATAGGGGGGGCTATCCATATAAATCCTCGAGATTTTTGGTTTCCCTCTAAAAGTCAAATTTGAAATTTTTTTTAAAAAAATTTTAGATGGTCAAAGATTGTTTTACACAAAGATATGTGCTACCCTACCAACAAACTAACCACGACTGGTGACTTATGATTTCCTTCCCCTATTCTCCGCGCGAACTCCAAGCTACAGAGGCGCGGCTATCCCAAATATACGAATCAGCCAAGCTCGGCTTGAAAGGTGACAAGCTCGCCCTCGCATCGGGGATGTTACCCTCCGAGTATCGGCAACTGTGTCAACTAGACCCGACTGTAGAACTAGCCGCCATGAAGGGCGCTGCTGACGCAGAAGTGGAAGCGTCAACGCAACTAAGAGATGCTGCACGGAATGGCGACTCCAAAGCGGCTCTTGCTATCCTGCAACACTCCCACGGTTGGGCTACTGCTAAGGAGTCTACTAGATTGGCGGTAGGACTGACGAACGCTGATGGATCGGCTATGAATTTAGTCATAGGTTGGGAAGAATAACTTGAAAGTAACCCTACCCTACAGACCAAGAGACGTATTTAAACCCCTACACAATCGAAAGGAACGCTGGGCGGTTGTGGTGGCGCATAGACGCGCAGGGAAGTCTGTGTCATGTATTAATGAATTGATACGTGCTGCCTGTCAGGATGTGTCCGGTGATGGGCGTTATGGCTACATTTGTCCTTACTACTCCCAAGCCAAGCAGGTGATCTGGGATTACTGTAAGACGTTTACTAAGCCTATACCTAATATAAAGGTGAATGAATCGGAACTGCGGTTAGACTTTCCGAATGGGGCGCGGCTACAACTGTTCGGTGCGGATAACCCTGATCGGTTACGGGGACTGTACTTTGACGGGATCATCGCGGATGAATATGGTGACTGGAAGTCCTCCGTATGGGCGTATGTTATTCGCCCAGCGTTAGCGGATCGGAAGGGGTGGGCTATCATCATCGGAACACCAAAAGGTAAGAACGCCTTTTATGAGCGTTATGAGCAGGGGAAGACTGATCCCAACTGCTTTACCTTGATATTGAAAGCATCGGAATCAGGTTTGCTTGATGCGGAGGAGTTAGCCGAGCTTAAGAACGAGCTGAGTGAGGACGCATGGCTACAGGAAATGGAGTGCAATTTCGATGCAGCCATACCGGGTGCGATATACGGTAAAGAAATGTTTGAACTGACTGAAGCAGGTAGGGTTAAGCCTTGTTATGACCGCTCGCTAAAGACCTACGCGGCTCTTGACTTAGGCTGGAGTGACGACACAGCGATATGGTGGTATCAGGTTGTGGGACGTGAGCTACGGGTGATTGATTGCTATTCAAATTCAGGTATGCCGATCAGTCATTACCACGAAGTGCTGAAGGGGAGGGGGTACGACTACGGGGAATGGTTGTATTTACCCCATGACGCTAAGGCAAAAAGCTTACAAACAGGGCGGTCTATCGAGGAGCAGTTCAGATCGTTAGGGTGGAGGCCGAGAATCGTGCCTAGCGTCAGCCTGATGGACGGGATTCAGGCGGCACGTCTGACTTTGGCTGATTGTTGGTTTGATCCTAAGTGCAAGGAAGGAATGGAAGCGCTTACTCAGTACCAGAGGGAGTACAATCTGGATAAGAAGGTGTTTAATGACCGTCCAAAACATGATTGGACAAGCCATTTTGCGGACGGATTTAGATATATGGCTCTAGCGTGGCGTGAACAGCGTCCTGAACCTAAAACTAAGAAAGTTAAGTACTGGCAAGACCAAACTTTAAACGAATTATGGGAATCTAGCACAAGAGCGCTAAAAAAGAGAATATAAGTATTGCTTTATTAAGAAAAACGGTATAATCGTGCAAACCTTTTCAAATGAGCGGCACGATGGCAGAATCAGACGATAAAAAATCAGCACAGCCGTGGCACGATGAGCTGTCGCGCTACAAAGAAGTCTTTAAGAAGTGGACTGAGCGTGGCGAGAAGGTTGTAAAACGCTACCGTGACGAACGGAAAGACGTTGAGGCTACTGATGCACGGTTTAATATCTTTTGGTCGAACGTACAGACGTTAAAACCTGCTATTTACGCTAAACCACCGAACCCTGAAGTATCAAGACGCTTTGATGATCAAAACGACATAGCCCGTGTAGCCTCTACTATATTAGAGCGAGTCTTATCTTATGAAATTACTCAGTATCCTGATTTCCACGCTACTATTTCTAATGTGGTTGACGATCGCTTGTTACCCGGCCGTGGTGTGGCTTGGGTCAGGTATGAACCGATCATTGAGTCGGTTGAAGCTGAACCTCAGATCACTAATTATCGGGAAATAGGCGGTGAATCTCTTGGTGGAGAAGATGAATACGCAGACACTAGCGAATCGTTAGATGAGAACGCGTTAGCTGGTGAAGCACCAGAGCAGTTTGAGCGTATTACTACTGAAACTACACCTGTCGATTACGTTTACTGGCAAGATTTTGCCCATCTACCTGCAAGAACATGGGAAGAAGTTACTTGGGTAGCTAGACGGGTTTACATGTCACTAGAAGAAGGTGAGGAGCGATTTGGTGAAGTTTTCAGCCAAGTGCCTTTGACTCATTCGCCTGATCGTCAAGATGGTGAGAAAGAAACGACTAAAGCATTAAAGAAAGCGGAAATTTGGGAAATCTGGAGTAAGTCTGAAAAATGCGTCTATTGGATAGCTGATAACTACGATATTGTCTTAGACCACCGTGACGACCCCTTAGAGCTTACTAATTTCTTCCCCTGCCCTAAACCTTACTTTGCAACAACTACGTCAGGATCGCTAGTTCCTATTGCTGATTTCTTGTTATATCAAGATCAAGCGGATGAAATAGACGACCTAACAGGCCGAATCAAGCATTTGACCAAAGCCATGAAGGTGATGGGTATCTATGCCGCTGACGAACCTGCTATTGAACGGTTGATGAAGGAAGGCAACGATGGCGTACTGATCCCTGTTAAGAATTGGGCGGCATTTGTTGAGAAAGGCGGGTTGCAAGGCGCTGTACAGTTTATGCCTCTGCGTGATGTAGCTGCCGCTCTGCAACAACTATATCAAGCTCGTGAGTCATGCAAACAGATTATCTATGAAACAACGGGTTTGTCTGACATCATGCGCGGAGCGTCTGTTGCCTCCGAAACCGCAACTGCACAACAAATTAAATCACAATTTGCTTCACTTAGACTAAACACCATGAAAGATGACATGAGCCGATTTGCTCGTGACATCCTAAGAATGAAGTCCGAGATTATCTGTTCTAAGTACCAAGCTGAAACTTTGGTACAAATATCAGGCATTATGTATACGCCTGACGCACAGTTTGTTCAACCAGCTATTGAAATGCTGAAGAATGAATCAATGCGTAACTTTAATATAGACATTGAAACTGACACCTTAGTTCAAATAGATCAGCAAACTGAGAAGCAAAACCGTATTGAGTTTTTAACCTCCGTCAGTGGATTCCTTGAAAAAGTATTACCGATGGGGCAACAAGCACCTGAGCTAGTACCGTTGATGGGGGAAATGCTATTGTTTGGTATTAGAGGCTTTAAAATAGGTCGTACTATCGAAGGGTCATTTGAGCAGTACTTATCTCAAGTAGCTCAAAATGAAAAAGCTAAAGCGGCTCAACCTCCGCAACCCCCTCCACCAACGCCTGAAATGATTAGAGCGCAAGCTGAATCTCAAAATGCACAGGCTAAGATTCAATTAGAACAACAAACTACTCAAGCTAAATTGCAGTTAGAACAAGCTAAATTGCAAACAGAACAGCAATTAGAAGCTCAAAAACTTCAATTTGAACAATGGAAAGCTCAACTTGATGCAGATACTCGCGTAATGATTGCTGAAATGAGTAGTAAAACAAGTTTGAAGCAGTCGTCAATGACTATAAACGCTGCACGGGATCAAGAAGGTATTTTAGAACTTAACGATAACGGTGACGAGCAACCAAACAGTGCTTTAGCTGGATTGATAGACGCTGTTAATCAAAACTATGCACAGATGATTCAAATGTCAACTATGCAAAATGAAGTCATGTTACAGAAACAAGCTGAAATGGTAGCTAATCTGTCGCGTCCTAAACAAATCGTTCGCGGTGCGGATGGCAAAATAATTGGAGTTCAATAATGGCTGTATCATTAAATACAACACTTCGCAATAGCCGAGCTGATGCAATCACGACTTTTGCAGGTAACGGGGCTAAGTTAAGAATTTATACTGCTGGTGCAGTTCAAATAGTTGAGTGCGTTTGTGGCACTCCATTTGCAGGTGCGGCTTCAAGCGGTGTTTTAACTTTATCAGCTATATCTCAGGGTACAGCAGGCGCTACAGGAACTGCGACTAACGCAAGCATTTATAAAGCTGATGGAACTACATTAATAGCTAGCGGTTTAACCGTAGGCACAACTGCATCAAATGTTAATCTTTCAAGTACTTTAATAACGACAGGTGACAATGTCGCTATATCTTCAGCTACGATCACTGAAGGCAACGCTTAGAAATGGCTTTATGGGATTCTGGAATATGGGATTCCTCTAAATGGTCTACGATAGAAACAACCGTAGCCATACCGCTTGACGGGGTTACAGTTGCTTCAACAGGTAAAGTTGTACATGTAGCTACCGCAGCAATAACGCTTGATGATATAACTATTGCATCAAGTGGCGTAATAACCCGCCATGCAACAATAGAAATAACTCTTGAGGATATAAATGTAGCTGTAGCTGGGCAAAATGTACACGCAGGGCCATTAAGTTTAATATTAGATGATGTCACTTATTCATCATCCGGACAAATTGTACATAATGCGTCACTAGCTATCGCTCTTGATGATATAAGTGTTCAAATGTTAGGCTCAGTTGTCCATGAAGGAAACTTTAGTTTAACATTAGAAGATATAGCTGTTTATTTTCAGACGTTTGTACCTCAGCACCGAGGGGGAACAGGCAAGAAAAAATCTAAAGTTTATAAAGATTTACGTCAAGAAGTTGAAGATGATATAGCTAATGCTATAGCTAAAGTTACAGGTGAAGATATACCTCCTGAGCTTGAAGAAATTAGTTTAGAAGCTGAAATTAAAGTTGCTGAAGAAGCTAATATAGCTAGGCTTCAAGAAAGGGTTATGCAAGCGCAAGCAATGGCGCTTCAAGCTGAAATAGACCGTTTAATTCAAGACGAATTAGACGATGAAGAATCATTAATGTTACTTTTATAGGCAAATCAAATGGCAGGATCAGCACTAATA